TTCTGTCGTGGCCTATCGCAGAAGCAAGTCTTACTCCTTGTCCAGCCGAGCCACGTAACTCTGTTGTCCCAGTCAAGTCTTTGATGGAAGTATCTGTCAAGGAAGAGAAAACGTTTAAGCCTACGTCTGCAATGAAGTCAGCTGCAAAACGTGCAATTGCTTGGCGTGAAGCAGGTCATGATGGTGCAACAGCAGTTGGTTGGGCGCGTGCTAATCAGATTGTCAAGGGAGAGTCTTTGTCCGCCAGCACTGTTATGCGTATGTACAGTTTCTTTTCTCGCCACGAGGTGGACAAGAAGGCTAAGGGATTTAGTTCTGGAGAAGATGGTTTTCCATCACCAGGACGAGTTGCTTGGGATGCTTGGGGAGGAGACCCTGGGTTCTCTTTTACTAAACGTTGTCGAAACACTATTCTAAAGAATAAGAGCATGTTTGGTGCATATGACCCAGACGATATGGAAGAGGAAGAAGACGACGAGGAAAAGTCCTCTAAGGTTGAAATGGAATACGAAGACGAAGGCATCCCGGAAGACGAGTCGGGAGAAGAAGGCGAAGACACAGGAATGCTAGGAAGCATCGATGATGAGATGTCTTTGTATGGCCTTCAGCTTTTATTCGGTCGTCTGATGACGTATATTGCTGGTAACCCAGATGAGCCAGAGATGGTCGGTGAAGCACTAGATGAGTTTGCGGATAAGGCAAAGATTCTAGTAGGACACATTGACGCAATGGGTGAGGATTTTATGGCTCAAGTCAAGTCTATAGAATTGACAACGGTCAGGGATTTTGAGAAGTGGCTACACACAAGTGGGCGTTTCTCGAAGAGCGATGCAAAGATAATTGCATCACAAGGCTGGAAGCAGCGGGATGTCGCGAAAGCCGAATCACAGTCAGCATTGGTGGAAGCTCTGAAGGCTAGTGCTGAAGTAGATAACAAAATCTTTGAGCTATCAATCAAGTAAGGAGAGATCATATGGATCTTAACAAGATTGTCGAAGGCATCAAAGCCAAGTCGGCAGAACGCGATCAGATTCTTGGTAAGGCTGATTTCAGTTTTGATGATTTGGCTAAGGTCAAGTCGATCAATGACGCAATCGGTGTTGCTAAGGAACAGTACGAAGCAATCAAGACTGCACAGGATGAGAAGCAGTGGTTCTCTGAGCCATCGAACGAGATTCCTGGCAACGTCCATTATGCTAAGGCTGGGCATGTAGACCTCGACCGTAGCCGTTCAGCCATGGAAGTCAACCACGTTGGTGAAGGTTCCTTTACCAAGAGTGTTTGGGCACACATGAACACCGATGGTTACAAGCAAGCATTCCATGAATACCTCCGTAAGGGTATTACTGGCATGGGTGCTACAGCTCGTAAAGACCTTGAAGTTGGACTTGACCCACAGGGCGGATACTTTGTAACACCTGAAATCATCAACCGTGTTGTTAGCCGTCTGGCTACACCTACCCGTGTTGCTGGTCTCGTTACTCAGCTTTCTACCAGCCGTGATGCTGTTGAGATGCCAAAGGTCAACTATGTTGACAGCAACGACATCTACTCCACTGGCTTCCGTGTCACGTACACCGGTGAGCAAGCGGCAACCGATGAAGGACTTGTAGACGACTCCGACCTCTTTGGTCAGACTCGTATTGATGTCTACACCGGTATGATGAAAAGCCGTATTACGCGCAACATGCTTGAAGATGCTGCCATCGACATTCAGGGATGGATTGCTGACAAGTTTGATGAGACCATCGCTCTTGAGCGTGATCGCATGATTATCAGCGGTACTGGTGTAAACCAGCCACTCGGCATCCTATCTGCAATCGGTACGGCTGATGCACCACGCATCGTCAACTCTGGTTCTGCTTCTGCGCTTACTGCCGATGGTCTTATCGACCTTATCGACACACTACCAGAACAGTACAACGAGAACATCCGTGTTGTTATGAACCGTGTTAGCACAAAGCGCAGTGTGGATAAACTCAAGGATCTCCAAAACCGCTACCTGTTTGCTTATGGCTATCAGGATTCCGGTATTGCTGGAAGCCGTGTCGATACGCTGCTTGGCTACCCTGTTGTATACAGCGGACTCATGCCTAACGTAGCAGCCAACGCATACCCAGTCATCTCTGGTGACTGGTCTGGTTACTACTTGGTCAATCGCCTCGGACTTTCCATCCAGGTTCTTCTTGAGCGTTACGCTGAGAACAACAAGGTTGGACTTGTTGGACGCTTCCGCCATGGTGGACGCCCAGTCGAGAACTGGAAGCTGATTGCCCATAAGGTATCTGCTTAGTGAAATGGGGAGGGTAACACCTCCCCAATGAAAGGATAACGATTATGGTTCTTCGCCAAATCCAAAAAGAGATCAAGCACATCCGCATGAAGCCAGATGGCACAAACTACACTGCGGCTGCTGGTACAACAAACATCAACAGCGACAGTGTAGATGTCGTTGGATTCAACAATGTATGTTTTGAACTGGTCTTTGGAGCAATTGTCTCTGGTGCTGCGACAAGTGCAAAACTTCAGTGGTCAGATGACAACAGTACGTTTACGGACGTAACTGGTGGATCTGTTACACTTGCTGACACAGATGACAACAAGATTGTCTTCTTCGAGGTTCACAAGCCAAAGAAGCGTTACTTCCGTGTCGCTACTTTGCGTGCAACGCAGAACTCCACGGTTGACTTCCTTGACGCAAAAGTCTGGAATGCAACACAGGTTCCTGTGACGCAGGATGCAACCACTGTCAAGGGTGGCATCTTCCTCAACGGCGGCTCGTAGTTTTAGGCGGTAGAAGTGACTCAAATCGAAGCAATCAACTGGTTGACAACATATGCTGACGCTAACCTCGACCCGGTGCTATCACCAGATGAGTTAGTCCAGCTTGTAAACCGCTACAAGATTGCCAATGACTGGGTTGCTTCTACCCTATTCAATGGCAACTATCGCATCCGCGTAGCTACTAGCAATCGGCTGTATCGCTGTATTGAATCTGGCACTACCGGAGCAACTGAACCTTCATGGCCTACCTTGCGTGCAAGTAAGGTGGGCTATGTTGTCACTGACAATACTTGTTATTGGCAGGATGAAGGCGACGCACCAACCGACAACTATGACTTGTCAGGTATGGCAAAGGCGGCATGGACATTAAAAGCCGCTAAGTGCGTCAATGACATCAATACCAGTGACGAATGGTTACAACTTGAATTGCAACAACGCCACGCACATTGTGTGCGCATGGCTAACACCTTTATGGATATGTGGGTTCCGTGATACCAGTATCTCCCGGTAAACGCGCTGTTCAGTATCTAACTACGCAAATGCAAGCCAGATTACTTACTGATACGGCATATGCGCTTAAGCCGGTAAACACTGGCCCGACCACTAGCATCGGATCCACTAACGTTCAATATACACTTGTACCTTCTCCAAGCGGTTACAAGTCTTTTCCGTGTCGAGTACGGTTGCCACGTCAGGCGCGTAATGAAGAGTTTGCAGGGAAGAAAACACAACCACTTTACGATGCCGAGATTATCCTTCCTGCTAACGCAGAAGTGACGCAGTATGACCGACTAAAGGTCAATGGCATTGAGTACTTGATTACTGGTAGTGACCCTGGTCGTACTGATGCTATCTTTATCACCGTCAAGGCTGAGAGGCGCAAAGCATGAATATTGCCTACGGTAGGTTATGGTGGGTCATTGTTGGTAGCTTCTTTGCCTCTGCATTACCTGCGTTCAATATGGCATGGGACAAGATGCCTTTGACTGAGACTAGTTCTTTCGGGCAGGTCACAAAGGTTGCAAGCATTGCTAGCATTGAAGCACTACGTGCTGGCATCCCTGCTGTTATTACGGCGATGATTGCATTCTTTGTAAGGCAGGATGCTAACCTTCCTGCATTCAAGACAGACGTAAAAGGCGAAGTGGAAACACAACTACGTAAAGAGATTGAAACTCAGATACTCTCCCGATACTCGGAAGCGGGAAAGGATGTTCGATGACTATTGAAGTTTGGCATTTGATTGTGGCGGTGTTGGCGTTATTGATTCCTATCGTTCTGACAGGTGTCCAAGCTGCAATGGGATTCGCTCGTATGGATGAACAGTTAAGCCACATGCGTGGTGACACGCGTGAGATCAAGTCTGATACTGCTAAGATGGAAACACGCCTCGGTAAAGTTGAAAGCCGAGTGTCTAACATTGAAGGGCGTATGAACACAAGATGAATACTTATAACTCCGCTGCGGTGTCTAGTGTGCTGGCGTTCCTGACGATGCCTTTTAGCGGTACGCAGATGAACGCACTAAAGGTGGGCAAATGAATCTGCAGAACTTTCGCATTGAAAAAGAACCTGCACCGTCTACTGACTGGCGTGTCTTTGGTGATATCGAGGATGACAACGGTACTCTGTTGGGTACGTTTGGGCCTGATGGAACGTCTGTCAATGTCTGGTGGGTTCAGCAAGATGAGCAGTTTCAATATGGATTGGTGCAACAATTTGCAGTCATTATGGCTCAACAAATCGCTAGTGGAGATGCCGAGTAATGGCTACTTATTACGTCCGAAATGATGGCAACAATGCGAACTCTGGCACTGGCCCTGCAACAAATCAAGCGTGGCAGACTATTGCGTATGCCTTTGCAAACATGACGCTTACGACTGGGACAAACTACCTATACATAGCGCCCGGTGTTTATCGTGAGTCTGTATCTTTAGGTGTTACACCGACTGTTACAAATACACTTGTTATTGCAGGAGACCCGACAGCATCACAGTTTAGTGGGGTAACTGCAAATCAGGTTAGAGTAACTGGGGCTGCCGATAATAGTTCGCAGAGTCCATTTGGTGTGACGCGCATAGACACAAACGCAAAACCTTATGTAACTATTCAAGACCTCGTGATTGAGGGTGGTTCTGGTGGTGGAGCTCCTGTTCTTTTGATTTCCGGAACAAATACCACGATTGACAGAGTCATTGTATATGGTATTCAAACTGGTGGTTCTATAGGTTCAAACATTGGAGTAGAAGCACCTAATACAACTGGCAACGCAATCACGATTAGGAACTCAACTATTATCGGTGCGGCTTATGGTTTGCGATTGAGAACTCCTGTGGTCACATCAGGTGTTTCGGGGATAGTGGTTCAAAACTGTAGGATACTAACTGGATTCAACAGTGCTAGTTATGGAATTTACACCCAGCCTATAGGCGGAACAACAATGAGTTCAGTGTTAGTTACTAACTGCTTTATCCACGGAGCATCGGCAGGCGTATACTTTGAACGTGGCAACACGACTAATACACATACTGTACAAAACTGCATCATTTCAGCGTGTGGGACTGGAATAGCCGCATTTGCTAGTAATACAGCGACACAGCAATACAACATCATAAATTCAACTGCTACATTGAATAATGTAGGAACATCTGCAACCACTGTTTATTCTGATTTCTTGGGTGTTGATCTGACTCAAAACCTTTTGCAAGGATTCGGAAATGTCGCACCATTTGGAACATTACAGGGCGCACGTAATACAGCATTTGGAACAGCATCAAATGCTCCTGCTACTGATGCATATGGAATAACGTGGACAGGTGCAACTCCTGATGTTGGCGCGGTAACTTATCGCAGTTTGGCTGGCGTTGGTCAATATAACCCAACCGAGCGCAACGCATCCACCATCACAATCGCTCCCGGCAGCACATCACAAAGCATCGAACTCTACCTAGGTGCTACAGGTCTAACAGCCTCCACAAGCGGTCTCACAGCCCGCTACAACCGCACAAGGACTGCTGACCAACCAATAACCTTAGTAAGCAGAAACATTGCTGACCCTTGGGTAAGTGGTGGTTTCGCTGAAGTCAACGCTAACACGATGCCTGGCGTATATCGTTTGGATATTCCAAACGAGGCTTTGGCTGTAGGTGTTGATGACGTGACTATAGTAGTCAGGGGAGCATCTGGAACAAACGGTGCAGTCATGAGCATCAAGCTGTCTTCTGGTGGTCTGACATCTACACAGACAGCACAGGCAGTATGGAACGCATTGGCATCTGATTACACATCTGCCAGTAGCATGGGCGCAAGAGTACTGAAAACAACCGTGGATAACCGACCAGCAGAAGTTGGATCAAGTAGTCACATACACGCTAATGTTCACGCCATTGTTGATAACACATCAGCTGCCACCGAACTTAGAGGCGCACTACTACACAACGGCACAGACTACATTGATAGCAATCTTATCGGTGGTGCATCTACTCGTGTGTTTGTCGGTCGGTTTGATTTGAGGCAGACAGGATCGGAAACCGTAGACACCATTGAGGTGTTCACAACAGACACACCTTCCTTTGAGTTGCAGTTGACTGACGGTGATGGCAATGAAGTACCTGTCACGGGTGCTACGCTTGGACTGCGTATCTTAGACGTAGCCAGCACTGTGGTGGAGACTGGTACGCCAACAGTA